GTAACGGAAAAGACAGCTATTAATGAAAATACTATAAGAGAAACGTTAATCCATCAGGAATGCATCGCTATCAAAACACAGGTGGTAAGAACAGGTGAGAACTAGAATGCCAGTAAGAAAGGTGTAGAGCGCATATAAAACAGTACAGGTACACTTGTGTCCCTTCTTTATGCTGCATCGTAAATAATTACATAAACCGTTGTTTTATAATAAATATAAATAGATACGAGTAAGGATTGTTAATTTTAATTACTATTATTACAAAATATACAAACAAACATTTGCACAAAAGCACATTTATAGTTATATTAAATAAGCCAATAGGGGCGTAACAGACTAGGAAAAAACAATGCCGAAAGTAATAGCTGTACTCAATCAAAAGGGAGGTGCTGGAAAGACTACTATCAGCACGAATTTAGCCAGCTTCTTACATAGCCAGGGTGAGTCTACATTATTAGTTGATTTAGACCCTCAGGCCTCCGCATCTGACTGGGCTGATGCCCGAGAAGGTGATGATTTATGCCCAGTGATTCGCATGGGTAAATCAATATCAAGAGACCTACCTAAAATTTCGAGAGAGATTACACGAGGGTATGACTGGATTGTCATCGATGGCGCACCACAAGTCTCCGAACTCGCAGCTGCAGCAGTTCGAGCCGCAGACCTTGTGCTTATTCCCGTTCAGCCAAGCCCTTATGATATTTGGGCATGCAGTGACTTAGTTGAACTACTCAAAGCTCGCCAAGAAGTCACTGACGGCTACCCACAAGGAGCTTTTATTGTATCTAGAGCAATTAAGAACACCCGATTAAGCGGTGAAATAATGGCCGCACTAGAAGGATATGAATTACCGATTTTTGCCAATGGAACTACTCAAAAAGTGGATTACGCGAACACAGCAAAGTGGGGCGGCTCTGTTGTTGATTTACCTAAAGATCATAAAGCAAATATTGAAATTAAAATGTTAGTTGAAGAGTTAAAGGAGTTTATCAATGCGTGATGTGAAGCTATCAGCTAAAAAATCAGGGAAACGTGATGACAAGGAAAAAGCTTTAGCAGCTGTAGTTCGTGATGACTTAGATGAGGAAATGAAACGGCTACCTGTTGAAATTCCAGCAAGCTATCACCGTCGTTTGCATAACATGCGAGCCAACTCACTAGATAATATTCCTGTTAAAAAATTTGTAATAGAAGCATTAACAGACCTATTTGAAAAATATGATAACGGTAAAGGAGATCACCACCTGCAAGATTAAAAGTATAAATTAAATAATAAACCTATCGACTGGGAGATAAATAAAATGCTGATTCATATTACACCGAAACTGTTCCGTCCTGCAGAGCTAGCATTCATCCGAAAATGCATCCTTTCTGAGATTCACATTTCAGAATTAGATATGACATTAAAACACGGGATTGATATCGATACTCGCAAGCCGTATCCGAACAAAAATTACTTTGTTGGTTGTCGCAAGGTAGGTAAAAAAGCTATTGATGGTTTGTTTATAGAAAGCCCTACACACTTGTCATCATTTACTGTTATTAGTAAATGGCTACTGGATGACGAAAGAACCGTCATCCACCAAACTAACTACCAGGTTGTTGATGATGAATTTGATACTGTCAGTGACTCTATGATGCTGTGGCATGCTACATGTGAGAGCTTGGGGAATTGGGGAAGTAGAATACCTAATAATATGAAACCCAGCTCATCTGAAAATATACAAGATGTAGCACCTGTGAATTTACAACCAAGAATGGATCTTTTACCTGCAAAAAGAAAGGGGGAATTTGAGGATCAAATAAGCTCAGATGGCATTATTTGTAATAGAAAAGAAATTTTCACACTTCCAACTATTGAGAAGGGACGGTTTGAAGCTTTTGATGATAATTATCGACTACCTAGCTCCGACCTCACCATCTACCCAAAAACGCATAATGAAAAGAATACTGCTTAAAAAATGAAGCCTCGAGGCGGCAACCTCGAGGCGTTCTGTCAACACAAAAACCTAATATCGACTAGGAGATTATTATGTCTACACAAGATTATAACACCGTGCGAGCATTAACGCTGCATGAAATAGCAAACAACTCAGCCTATAGGGCTTTGGTTCACCAGTACGCATTGCATTACTGTAATGGAGCCATCCGTCGCTCCCTTTTGAAACTAGCTGGTGGAGAAATATAATGTCTGATTTATTCACCTTTGACCTTCAAAAACAATCATTGAAAAAACGCTGGTTCGGATTTAAAACACCTGATTCCAAACAAGCTGCTTCAGCTATTCTTGTGTATTTAAATGTAGAAAAATCACCAGTTATCACCGCTCACATCTACGACTGCAATAAAACAATAATCGGTGATTTTGACTCTGTGCACAGTGAGATAAATGAGTATTCCAAGAAAGTACATAAAGAAATGACTGGAGAAGATGCACCAAAACCGACGGGTACAGCTGCAACATTAAAAACCTTAGCTTTCTTTACTCAACCTTGGCAAGGTGAAACAAGAACAAGAGCATCAGGAAAGTTGTTTTTAGTAGATAAAAAGGAGTTTCCATGTACTTAACAAAAAAAATTCTTTTATTACTTGGCCTGCAATTAATTGGCAAAACTATCTTAACCCTACCTATGGGTGGATGGCCTGGTGGTTTATGCACTATCACTAAAATCGAACCTGACCCTGCAGCACCTGAAATAGTTTTTAATGTAAAAAACATAATTACGGGTGAAGAAATAGGAATGTTTGATGATGAGTTTGTTGTCCTGATAACGCTGGTGACCGCATGAACTGGAGAGAGAACATTCAAGATATTATCGGCATTATTGCCATTGTTTGCGTCAGTAGTTTCGTTATGTGGGTAGTTAAAGCTTAGGGAAAGGATTGTATAAATGAACAAGGAAAAATTAGCTGAACAAATGCACGAAATTGAATTAAGCACAAAAGCAGTATTAGCCACACGGAAACTATTTGATTATTTAAGTACTGAGGATTTAGAACATGCTGGTTTTGATGAAAATGATATTGAAGCGTTTGGAGAGCTGTACCACGGCATCAAAGAACAAGTAGAAGAATTAGAAATTAACGAGGAAATATAATGGAATTTAAAAACCCACAAGCTCTACTGTTAGCAGTAAAGACATTTAATCCAATGTCGGTTAAGTGTCATCTACATCCAGCGACAGCAGAAACGCTTTTGCGAGAATTGTACTCTGAACAAAATTTAGAACATGATGACTTTGATTATTTTGTCAATGAACTAAGTTCTAATTTGTTTCACCTAGAAACAAAGTCGCAAGAGATCGCAAATGTCGTTTATTGTTACTTATTCGGTATTGTAGATATTGATGAGAAAACAACAGATCACGGTTGGCTCATTGAAAATAACGAACTCACGAAATGCGAGTTACATCATGTATCTAACGAAATTGACGCTCTAGTCTTAATAGCAAAACAAGTAATAGATGATAGAAAGTAACTCTTTATAGTTGTCTATGCATATCAATAACCAAACCTCGCACTAAGCGAGGTTTTTTATATCTGCAGATAAGACTCGACTCCTTAAAATTGTAGAGCTAGTATAAATGCACATTTACACAAAAGCACAAAAGCACAAAAGCGCATTTACACAAATACTCATACTAGGAGAGAGCATGCAATTAAATAACGACGCCAGAGCAATACTATATGTCATTGGAACCAATACTGGCACACCAACAATAGCCGAAATTCATGCAGCAATTAAGCTGAGTGAACACCTAACCGCTTTTATTGTTGAACAAATGAAATGCCATGACTTAGTTATTGAATGCGCTGGGAGGTTAACTCTAAGCCGTAACGGCTTAACACTATTTAACGACCTGAGTTAACTTATATCAGAATAAAACAGACGGTCAGTCCGTCTGTTTCTCCTCCTGGCTAGCCCACATTTCGTGGGCTTTTTTATCCACAAAATCGGTGGATAAGTTACCAATTGAATATAATTAACTCACCTGCTTTTTTGCCACCTGCACCACCTACTGTATGACGCAGGGTGACTTCTTTCATGCGAAAACCTGCAAACAGTTTTCTAATATCAGGGTGATCATTAATACTGATAATCATCTTCCCTTTTATCGTTTTAGCCAATTCCAGCATGCGTTCATATTCCTCAAAAGGAAAATCAACACCATACCCTTCTGTTTCCCAGTAAGGTGGGTCGAGATAAAATAAGCTATGTGGACGGTCGTATTTTTTAACGCAAGCCTGCCAGTCCAAATGTTCAACATACACCCGACTCAAACGCATATGAGCCTGGCTTAATGTTTCTTCAAGCCTGAGCAGATTAAATTTAGGTGGTGTAGTCGTCGCGGTGCCAAAAGTACGACCGCTAACTTTAGAACCAAAGCACATCTGCTGCAGATAAAAGAACCGTGCAGCCCGTTGGATATCCGTTAATGTTTCAACAGGTGTATCATCCAGCCACTTAAACATTTCTCGGCTAATTAATGACCACTTAAACTGGCGCATAAATTCTTCTAAATGATGCTGTACCACTCGATATAGGTTAATAACATCACTATTTACATCATTAATTACTTCAACTTTCGTCGGGTCTTTCATGAAAAACATAGCTGCAGCACCGCAGAACGGTTCAATATAACACTCATGCTCTGGAAACTCTGGCAGAATATGTTTTGCAAGACGACGTTTGCCGCCCATCCAAGAAAAAAATGGTTTACTACTCATAGGTGAGCCTTTTCCTTTATATTTATATAAAAATCAGGTAGGCTTCCTGCGCCTCGCGAGGCGGGAAGGCCTTTGGTTGGCTCACATGGAATACGCATGTGGGTTGACGGTAGGCTTGTGTTACAGCATAAGCCTGCCGCCTTTCTCTTTACTTCAATCTAAACTGGTTCAGATGCTTCAATAGCACATCGATAACCTGAACCTCTATCACCGCGCGAAATCACACGATCAAGTGACCAACGGCCACGCATGTACTCAGGGAAACTATCGTCGAGTTCAATTAATCCCTCGGCAACTAAATTAGGGTCACCTGGTACATCCATTTTTATTGTTACGCCAGAGCGCAATAGTTTTCGCATTTCACCATTTGCCGACTCGGTTGCAGTGGCTTGGCTATCATGCTGATTACGTATTTTTTTAAATGGCGCCTCACCAACTTTTACCTCAAGCTCAATCGCTTGGTCAGTATCGGTATAAGTAGCAATCACCCCGTTGTAACGACTTCGACTAGGAAAATCAGCTTCAGCATTAACAAAACAACCTGCATTCGGCAGATTTTTACTCGGCACACTAAAACGCACCGACTCAATGTTTTTTCCTGAAATACTTTTAATTTGTCCACGACGAGCCAAAACATACAGCGAATCAACTGGTTTAGTCACAGCATCATGCTTACGCGCAAGGCGAGTAATAAAGCTCATATCTGTTTCATCTGACTGGTCGATATGTGCCAGCATAATTCCATCTAAATCAGGGGCTACTCGCGGCGAATAACCATGCACGGATATAACCTGCCGAAATAGATCACCTAAACTAATTTTTTCAAAGCTACGCGAACGACGCTTTTTAAATTCAGTTTCATCTTTAACTTGAAATGGTGCAGCCGTCGCAACAATAGTCACACTATCAGGGTAAAGCCGTGGCGTTACTCTGGTGATTTTATATTTACCTTTAGCCGTCAACGCTTCATCTTCGGCATAACCCACTTCAAGCTCTATTACTCTGCCCTCTTTAGGTAAGCCGTTAATGCCTTGTGTATCGACACGTATTGTTAGTTGATCTGATTGACGGCCTGCAGCATCAATTAACTCCCATGTTAATAACCGAGAATTAATTAAATCAGCATGGGCACCTTTAACGCGAATAATTGGGGTGTAACCTAATCCCATGAGCGCACCACCTTACGAACTGGAGGCGGTGCTAAATCAGGAATTTTTACTTCAAGCCCTGCAGGTAAAACTGCACCATGTTTTGCTAGTCCTGGATTGATATCAAACAAAGCTTGTTCGGCTTCATCATCGTCACGGCCAAGTTGTTTATAAAGCAACAAGCCGACCGTATCACCTGCCCGTGTTCTAACTAATTTCACCGACAAACTCCTCCAAGGACAAATTAAAATCAACCACCATTGCGGTACCATCATCAATGATCCGCTTTTGTGTTTCAGTAATATCCATGATTTTCCAGCGACCAAGGTTACGGCCATGACCATCAACCACAGTGTGTGGTTTTCGAGTCGCTTGTAACGCTCGCAATTTATCGAGGGCATCCATGCCAACTGCACCAAAAACTTTACCGTTAATGCTAATAGTTTCTAGCCCTTGGCCAGTGTTATGACTGCGAGGTTTTGCATTGTTAATATCAATACTCACCCAGCCGCCAGTGGAACGCCTCACCATTTGTTCATAAGCAGTCTTATTACTGAGGCTAAAAACAAAATCACCGAGTGCTAATTGTTGTTTCATGCCTTTTACCTTTGCAAGTTAGTTGCGGTTTTTCAGATAAGGTCATGCTGTAAGTTTTTTGAACTTCTATATCAATACTTAACAATGCCTTACAATTAGGGCATTTTTGCTCATTGACATCTAATTGACCAAAAAGGTCAACCAAGGCCGAATTAAACGGTATTTTCAACTGAACTTGGCACGATGGACATTTACCCGTAACTGTTTCACTCATGGCT